TTTATTACCAACTACTACAAATAGGTTTTCACCCATAACTCTCATGCCGTAAACAGGCAAGGAAACCGAAGTATCTTTCCAGACAGTCAGCCCAGCGGTTCCTAAAACCATATTTGGAAAAGAGCTAGTCTGCGGAGTAATTTCAGCATAGCAATTAACTAACCTTTCAGCAGAAACTAAGCCACTTTTTGCTTTGTATGAGTTAACGCCGAAATGAATTTGCTGCAACATTATTGATACAAATTATAGGTTGGCACGAAATAAATAGACTCTTCGCGATCATATCCTTTTAGATTTCTCAACATTTCGTCAGCAGTTCTTTTGATTAATTCTGCTTTTGTTTTGTCAATTCCATAATCATAACAAAGACGAGAAGCTAAACCAAAAGCTAAAGTTTCAGCCCATTCAATCGGGAAATCAATGCTATCAGTTCCAGAGGAGAAATCAAAAAACATTTTTTGAAATGTGAATTTAATTGTATTTGTTGCATCATCTGGAGCTTGGTATAAATAAAGCGTTCCGTAAGTTAACTGCTTGTCATAATAATATTGAGTAGGCTGGCCAGTATTTGTTTTTTGCGCTAAGTTGAAGTAATCACTTCTTGCCATCTCGGTCATTGGTGTGTCGTAATCAGAAGAGTCTCTTCTCCGACAAGAACTTATTGCCTCTGGTCGATTAATCTTGGTTTGATAAACGTAAACAGTTGCTGAACTTGAAACGTCATCTGTTAGGGCGACGGTTAAAGTTATAGTTGTGCCTACGATGTTAGAAATGGTTGTCCAAAATAAATCGCCGTCATCTTGCATGATTCCAATATTGTATCCAATAACAAATCCTGTCGCGCTTGTCACTACAATAGAAGAAGCTCCACTTACCGCTGCTGCACTAGCAGTGGTTTCGACAAAAGATTCTGAGGCGTTAGCTGTTGAGCCATTTAGGGTGTAGCTTTCTTGCCCTACGGTTAAAAACAAAGTTCCTTCTGCGTATTTCCAAAGGTAAACCCCTTCGCTTTTAAGACCCTTAACAAACAAGTTGAGGGCATCAGAAGCTTCGTTTACTTCTTCGGCTGTTAATGCTCTGCCGCGTGTCTTTACTCCAAGAATTGATAAAGCTCTGTTGATTATATCGTTTCTTGTTTGAGAGAATGTATTGGTTCCACTTACTGCCATGATTAAATCTCAAAAACTTGATTAATATCGAAAGCTTCCACTTCTGCCAAGGTAGAGAGTTTTTCTAAAGCATCCTTACATTTTCTAGCTTGAATCACTGCTTGCGTGTCTCTGTCTCTGATATGAGTGCAGATTGAAACTAAATCATTTTGGTTAATATCAATTATCTTATTATCAGCAGTTACCCAGTTAGTTACGACAATATCTTTGCTGCTTTCTAGGTAATTAACCCAAGCTAGATTTGCGGTGACATTGCGTTGGAAATAATAGTCTTTTCCGTTTACTTTGCCTAGAATATCTTTAGCCATGCGAGTATCACGCAAGGCATTAATTTGCGCTTTTTTAATAGCCTTAACATTTTCCAGATCAATATCCGCTAATTTTCTTTCGATTTGTTCCCAAGTCGGTTTTTCTAATTCCGTATTTTCCCAAATTAAACCGTCAATAGGATTATCTAAAGGAGATCCGCAAGGTTTTGCGTAACAATATGAATAGTTTGTAAAGTCTGGGTAAATTGCTTTTATTGCTTTATGTATATTTTTCATAATTTTAAATAAATTCCTCCACTTCAATTCCGCTGGTCATTGTAGAGTCTAAGATAAATCCACTAGATAACATGTTAATATAAGCAGTATTGCCAGATGCGCCCCATCTCATTCTATAAGTTCTAGCTGTAAGTGTGGTATTAGCTTCGTAATAGACCAACTCAGTATAAGCTATTCTGCCACTAGATATGAAAGTTGGAGCTGAAGCTAAGGCATTAGCTGTAGAATCTTTGAACAGAGCGATAGTGGCGTATTCGTTGGTATCTTTCGAGAAATTACCTCGCAAGGTAACTTTAATAGTGGAGCTAGTAGATTTCGGAGTGAAAACCACAGTGGTATATTCAACTCCCTCAGTAATTTGAGGCTTTGTATTATCAATTGGAATTACTGCGGTAGTAGAGGCGGCAGTAGTAAGCAAAGATCTTTGTGATTGTAAAAGTGCGCCTTGCACTGGGCTAGAAAAGATTTGTACCCATAAAGCTAAAGATGAATTATATCTAAGACCAATTATAAAAGAAGTAGCAGCTAATGAGAAATCCTTACCTAATGTCAGACTAAGATTTCCAGTGCCATTCTTCACAGTAATTACGCGAGCGGCACTTGCTGGAGTTATAAAAACAATCTGCCCATCTTGTCCGCCGCTAATTGTGTCTAAGTCGTCAGTAGCCGCAGCTCCTTCCGTATCTAAAATATAAGAGCTAGAATTATTGCTTAATGTTACAACACCAGTTGCGATTGTTAATGCGGTATTAGAACCAGCTAGCATTGGTAATGAGTTCGGATTTAAACAAACAATATCAACGCCATCATTTATACAAAAATATCTTTGGGTAGCTCTTAAGTCATTAGCCTTCATTGCGACCTTAGTGCCTTGCTGAGTGTATTTTTTCCAATTTAAAGCAGACAAGCCGTCAATTGCTAGAGTTGGATCAGCCCCACAATCAACATGCACTTGCACAACAAAGGTTTGAGTGTTAGCATATGCGCTGATTGTTGGGTTAGCAATCAAAGTAAAAGCTGTTGATGTGCCAGCAGTTAAACCCCAATAAGAAGTTGGGCGCACGTCAAAATCATTCAAAGAAACAGCTGAAGCGGACGCCCCTACTGGGTCAACAGTTTCTAAAATATTGTCAGAAGAATCTTTAACAATCAATTTAAGCTGAGATAAATCAGAATACCAAATCTCAGGAAAGCGACCATTTGCGTCGGATAAAACTGGGTTAGTATTTGTAACAGTTAGTCCAGCATTTTGATAAGTTGTGACGGGCGTTGTGGTTCCAGTTGCATAGAAGTAATATTTATAACCAACGCCAACCGCTCCAGCATTAGTAAATATTCTTGCCACTGGTTCATAAAATCTTTGTGCCATAGTTAGTCTCTGTAAAAGCGTTGTTTAATTTTTTTAGATTCTTCGTCAATATTAATTCCGTCCATTAGAAGTGGCTCTTTTTCGCGCTGGCTTGAAAGTTGTTGGCGGATTTCATCTTCACTCATATTCGGCTGAGACGCTTCAGAATCATTAATCCCAAAAGCAGATAAAAACTCTAAGGCATCTTCTCTGATTTCAGGATTTGCAGCAGTGATTGCTGACAGTCTGTTTAAATGCCTTGGTAGTTCTTTTGGAGTAGATTGGGAGGTAATTGCTAGCCAGTTGATGAACTTAGGGTTTGTCATTAGATTAGCTGAAATTCTCGCCGCTCCTAGTGCAGGAACCAATCCAGCGCCACCAGTTGAAACACCAACGCTTGTCAATCCGATTGCTTGCATTAATTGCCTTTGTTGTCCTGCTTGTTCTGTGTTTTTAGTTAGTTCAACAACTTTATTTAAGCGATTAAACGCAGTCACTTGCTCAGGGGTAAAGATGGCTTTTTCTGTGCCGTTCTTTTTAAGTGTAGAATACTCAGCCATGAATTTTTGCGGACTAAATACGTTAGCTTCAGCAGATTGCGCCCCTTTTTGAGCCAAGCCTAAATCACGAATTAAAGTGCCTCTGATAAATTCTTTCTGATTATCATTCAGAGAGCGCATAATTTGACTAACTCTTGTGCCACCAAGTCTAGCTTGGGAGGTTGCGTATTTGTAAACTTCTTCAGGAGTTCCTTTATCTAGCAAAGGTTGGATATTATCTTTAATAAAATTAGTTCTTAAGCGGTGAGAAGTGTTGGCTTTTTCCCAAGCTTGCAAAGCACTTTGTTTGCCAATTTTATCTAAATCAGAGCGTTGGATATTTGTTTTAATATCATTAGTAAGGCCGCCATAAATCTTATTCAAAGCAGCTCTTTCTTGTGGCTCTAATTTACCTTGTAAGGCTGTGCCGACTTCGCTTCTTAAAGCTGTCAAACTATCATAAGGAATTTGTTTGCCTTGTGATAATTGATTTTGGGCGTCAGTGATAAATTTGTTATATCCAGCAACTTTTCCACCACTAACGGCACTAGTGATTTGCACTTTGCGATCTTGCAAGGCTTTAAAGGTATTATCCATTGAAACGGGGCTATCGGCAGGAATAAACTCATCCACTTTACCGTAAAGTTGCTTGTCTCTTAACTTAGATTTCTCGATGATATTTTCTGCACCTTTTACAATTTCTTTACCAGCTTGGTTATAAGATCCGCCTTGAGATTTAGAAACATTCTGAATCTGCCCAGAAATATCATTAACTTGTTTTTGTAGAGCTTCTGTAATTGGCTTGCCAGCTAAAGGCACGTCTTTGATAAAGTTTTGTAAGCCAGCAGAGTTTGAGACATCTGCAAGAGTTGGCTCAATTCCTAATTCTTGAAATGTTTTTACTGCTTTTGGATCAATCCCAGTTATTTTTTGTAAGAGTTTTTTAGGGGCTTGAGCAGCAGCAATTCCTAATGATTGAGCAGCTGGCACTATCTCTTTAATAGCTTTTCCAATGACAGGAGCGGCAACAGCTCCAATGGCAGCAGATCCTAATCTTTTGCCAGCACTTGAATCCTCCATTAATTCCGAACCACCAGATAATCCGCCACCAACAGCCAAGCCAGTTGCGCTACCTCCCCCTACTCCAAGAAAAGGAGCAACTTTACCTGCAAATCTTCCTGTTTTATATGCCAATCCTTCTTGTTCTGTTGCTTTAGAATCTTGAGCTGCTTTTTCTCCTAAAATACTAGAAATATCTTGTGGGGTTAAGCTTTCAATCTCATTCTTTAGATCAGGGCGAATTTTACTAAGTATTGCTTTAGCTCCTGAAAAATCAGCACCAAAATCAGCAGCAGTTTGATAAATACCCGACCCAACTTCTTCTAAACCTTTTACTGCACCTCTTGCTAAATTAGAAGGAGTTTCAATCATGCCAGTCATTGAAGGGTAATCTTGCCTAGCCTTATCTAGTTTAGCTCTTTCAGCAGTTCTCGCTTCTCTGTACAAATCGCCAATATCAATATCTTTAGTTGCAGCTCCACCAAATATTTTAGCAACACCAGCAGAAATACCTGCTTTGATTTCATCACCAAAACCAAGGGGGTTTGTTGCGGTTGTGAAGGCTGCTTCGCTCATTGACATTTTTGGAGTTAGCCACTCTTCATCCCCAGACAGCATGCCAGAACCTATAAGCTTCTGTTCAATCTGTTGTTTGGATATTCCTTCAGGAATGTTTTTTACAATTCTTCCATCAGGAAGCCTTAAATCCGCCATTACAAAGACCCCCAATCGATAATATTGCTTTCGCTTTCAGGTGTATTTCCTGCATTTTGCATTTGAAGACGCTGCCCATTATATCCAATTCCGCTTTTCATTCTTTCTAAACCAAGCTTCATTACTCTTTGATATTCTCTAGCGGCTTTTTTAAATTCTGCCTCACTAGTAGAAATACTCATTGACGAAGCAGCATTTGTTGCATTTGTGCCTTCTAAATTTGACAACGCACCAAAACCTTGTAATTGTCCTATTGATTCTAAGAACTGCTTACCTTTTAATTGATCGTATTTAGCCATAAAACCAGAGGCATCTGTTCCCGGAATAAATCTATCAACTAAAGTAATATTTGTACCTACAGCAGATTTAAAACCTGGATGTTTCAATAAATCATCAACTAATTTTACAGTAGTTTGAACATTTTGCTCTGCTTGAGGCAATTTAGCCATTGTGTCACCTCTAAACTCGCCCAATTTATCTTGTTGTTTTTTAAATGCTCCTAGAGTTAAACCTTGTTGAGCGGCAGCTTGTCTTTCTTGCTCTGCGCTTAATAACTCGCCACGAGATTTCATAATATCCAGCGCGCCTTTTTGCAAATCTTGCTTACCTTTCTGAATATCAACGCCATATTTAGTTTGTTGGAAACCTTCGGTTTTAATTTGCGCTGATTGGTATTGTTCTTTTAGATCTTGTTCTCTGCCTTTTAGGCGAGAAGATAGGCGTTTAAATTCCAAAATTGCTTCTGGTGATTTATCGGAGGGCAAAGGCAATTCTTTACCTGTTGCTTCAAAATATTCATTGTGCATTTGTTCCCATTTCTTTTGAGAAAAGGCATATTGCGGCATTGAACTATAAGAATCTAAAACTCTAGCTCCTTGAGTATCATTATAATCTTGTTGCTTTCTTATTCCTTCCGCACGAACAGGGTTTAACCCAGCAAGTCTTTGAAGGGCGTTTCTATCGCCCATTGAGGCTGTTTGTGATAAAATATTTTCAGCTTGAGTCTGTGCAAATTTTGCTTTGTTAATATCCATCTCTTGCTGAGCAGCAAGCAAGGTTAATTGATTAGCTTTTGCTTTTTGGGCAAATTCATAGCCCTTAAGGATGCTGCCTACATAATCTGGGGTTTGTTGTTGAATTAATTCTGGCATTAATACCCCATTGAAGATTGACTAGAGTTCATAAATGCTCTTGAATTATACTGTCCACCACCTGTTGAGGTAAAGCCAGAAGGTGATTTTGGTTGCCCACTCATGCCTTGCATTCCCATACCTATCATACTACCGCCAACTTGGCTCATTCCGCCACCAATGATATTTCCCATTTGTGCATCACGGTTAGCCATTGCTTGACCTTGACCTAGAATACCTTGTTGCATAGAGTTGGCAATATTAGATCCAGCTTGCATCTCATAGTTACCCATGGAAATTGCTGCGTTTTGTCCGATTCCAGCTAATCCTTGAGCATAGCCAACTTGGTTGCCAAATTCTTGTGAGGCTGTTCCTTGCGCGTAATCACTTAATGCTTTCATTGCAGCGCCAGATTTAAGGCCGCCCTTAGAGGCCAGAAGATTTTGAACGCCAGTTTGTCCTTGAGACATGCGGAATTGATAGCCCGGAGTCGCTTCTAAGCGCGACATAACATCTTGAGGATTGCCAGTAACTAATTGTTGAAGCATATTTAAACCGCTTCTTCCAGCTTCTTCGTATGGTTTTTGGTAGCCAATAGCTGTGTTGCTTCTTGCGCGCATTTCTCTGATATACGCATCCATTGCGTTTGCTTGGGCTTTTGCTGCTTTTTTAGAAGATTTGTTAGCAAAATAGCCTTGAGTAGCCATTCCACCACCAACCAACGCTGCTCCACCTATTGCTGTTGCTGCGAATGTCATTATTTATCTCCTAATAAATTTTCTTTATTAATCCACGACAAATCGCTTTCATGAACTATCTCTTTTTCTAAGTCTTCGACAAGCGTATTTTCGCTTTGATGAATGGTAGCCCAAATTGTGTCTTCATGCACATAAATTAAGCGCTTTGTGCCTGCTTTTGAAATCCATGTTGCAGGGGCTTTTATGCGAGTAACGCCCTCATCGGTCATGATTGTTACATCACCTTTAGATAGGATGCTAGTATGGTCGAAATTATGAACTTTGCCAGTAAGGACTAAGTCTTTAGGTAGGGTTATCTGTCTAACGTAGGTTTTGTTGCAGATAAAATGCTCTAGGGGCAATTCTTTTGCTGTTTGCTCAGTGCCTTCAAAGTAATTTTTGAGATAATACTCGGTTAGCTCTATCTTTTCCATATTGGATAGAGTGGCGAGGTCTTTATCGTATTTTTCTGCTACTGCTGGCAGGTTAAAGCAATCCATCTTCTTTTGAGAGTTTAGTTTTTATATCTCAGCTTAACTACATTTACTCAAAAGAAGCTGTATTATTTTTTAGATCTTAGTTTTTATTGTTGCAAGCGTTATTTCTTTTTTCCGCCTTTTTTAGTTCCGCATTTTTTCATATTTAATCGTAATCAGGTACTGGCACGTTAATAAAATTGTCCGTTGTCTCTGGTCTAGCATCTGGTATTGGTTGGGCTGGAGGATAAACAATCGGCGTGTCCTGCGGTTGTCTTCTCCTCCAGACCTTACTCCAAACTAATTTGCCATTCCATTCATAGCGACATTCTGAGCGCCATTTCTTGAAGCCTGTCCTGTCGCATATTACTCGGTAATCCATATTAGTTGACTTGAATTTTTAAAGCTGCTCCTGAAGAGTAAGAGTTGATTTTAACTCTCATCGCTTGAGGAACAACAATGTAGTTTCCGTTTTTAGAAGTAGTGGCATTAACCAGAGCTGAATCATCCTGATCTAACCAATCAAAGGTTCTGTTGGTCAAACTTTGAACATTGTCATTAGTTTGTTGAACAGTATAATTGATAGTTCCAGTCACGATAAAAGTCAAGCCAACTTGTCGCTCGTTTCTGTCGGAATTAGTCCTAGCGATAGGAATAATTTGAGAAACAGCTTCGTCAACTGGGCCAGCTTTAGTGTTAGTTCCAACGGCTCCACTAGCAGCGATACTCTGAATTGAATAAAAGTAATTCGTAGTTTCTACTGTGTTGTTGTTTGGGCCAGCCAATGCTTCAGAGATGAAGATTGTTTTGTTTTTGTCTAAATAGCCAGAAACAGTAAAAGTCACCGCTGAAATATTGCCAGTCGAAGCAAAACCAATTTGTTTAGCAAATAGATCTGGCGTAACCCATTCGCCGCTAGAAACTCCAGCTCCGTTAAGAGTAAAGTTGCCAGCGCCGCCTAGTGTTTGATTCTGGAAAACTCCATCATCATCAACGTCCGCCAAATCCATGTCGATTTCTATTCTACGCATGATTGCTCCTGATTTATCTTTCTTTAGCTACAAAGATGTAATCAACAGACAAAGTTTTAGCTACCGCTTCGCCGTTTTGAATACAAAAAGAGATAGTCAATTCTTCGTCATCAGGAAGATTGGTAGTTGCTAATTTACCTAAAACAGTTGGATTCAAACTATTAGTTGAAGCAGCGTAAACCACTTCATCAACACCATTGTAATAAAAACCTACAGTAATGTAGGTTGCAGCAACAACAGTAGTAATTGCGGTTGCAGTCGATGCAGTTGAATCTTTTACAACAACGAAATCTAAGTTAGCATCGCCATCGTCTTTTCTGAAGTAAACGCCATCAGTTACAGCCAAAGGAGTTATGTCGGTGATTTGAAGACCAATAACAAAATCGCTTTGAGTCGCATCAGAAACGGCAAATTTAGCTTTAAAAAATAATTTTTTACCTGCTACAAATTTGTATGATTCTCCCACTTTTTGCAAAGCAACTATATCATCATCCGCTGCTGAGTTAGTAAGCAAAAGAACGCCACCATCAGCATTAGTTAGTGCTTGAGTTGCACCAGCTTGCGTTTCGGTTACAGTCCAGTCTGCCGCAGCATAAGTGTCGAAGTCGTTAAAGTAAGTGTGCATTTGGGTTGGATCCAATTGAATCATTTGTCCCAAGATGTTTTGAGCGGTAATGTTATTAACGCCTTTAGTGAAATTATTAGATGTCATAATATTTAAAATTTAGTTGTGGGGGGAATCTCACCCCCCTTTACCCATTAGGACAACAGTTGATAACTAAACTCCTTCAGAAGCGAAATAGCCGCGTGGATCAGTAACACCAATTGAGTAAGAAGTCATAATTTTGTATTTATGATCTCCAGATTCAAAAGCACCATCGTTGCTAAATTCACCTTGAACAGCAGTGATCATTTTAGCACCTTCTGGAGCGTCAGTTTTGATGAAATAAGCATCATTTGACTCAAGGTGTGGGTTAACCACGATTCCTTGTGCAAATAGACCCATATTTTTTAAAGCGTTAATGTCGTTATTAGCGGTATTAACACGAAGTTGAGACTCAAGAATACGAGTAGCTTCAAACATCAAAGCAGAAGGAACTTGAAGAAGAACTGGTTTAATTCTAGCTTTAATTCCTCTGTCGTTGTTAGTTTCTTTGATTTGAACACACAATTCTTCCAAAGCTTCTTCACAAAGATCTTGCGGAGTTGCAAGAGTGTTTGAAAAGTTGCCAGCGCGAGAAGGGTGATCAGTTGCAAAGAACTTTTTACCATCGCCAAAAGTGTAGTTAGTATCAAAGCCGTTGTTGAAAAGGTCAGCAACATCCACTTCTTTGGTCTCACGAAGAGATGCAGAAAGGAATTCGTTACCTTTAGAAACCACGTTAAGATATTTACCAAACTTGCGAGCTTCCCAAGAAACTTGGTAACCCAAAGCGCGAGTTCTTTGTTGGTATCTAGTCACATAGCCTTGAGTCATTGAATCGTAATCAACGCCCGCGCCTTCGTTTTTAGCGGTTAGTAAGCCAAACGGGCTAACTAACACATCTTCATCGAATTGCTCGTCAGTTGTTTCCATTTTAAGGAGTTTAGCGGCAAGAAGATCGTCTTCGGTATAAGAACCCCAGAAAGTTTTTACTCCTGGTTTTAGTGCTTTAGGGATAGTACCTGTTACAATTACAGACATGATTTATTTATTTTAAGTTAATAAGTTAGATTCCAGCAACAATGTTTGCTTCTGTATGGTTATTGATTTTAACGCGCCATTTAGCGTGTTGACCAATAGCATTTTCAGGAGCATCCAACAATCTTAAGATTTTAAGTTGAAAAGTTGCATCAGTAGCAGGAGTTGAAGTGTCCAATTCTACACCAGACAAGCCAGTGACAGTTGAGCCAGATTCAGCGAATACTAAGTTTGCGTTCAAGCCAACAGAAGTAACAGCCAAAGGAGTGCCAGCAGATTCTTCTTGAATTTCGAATTCTTGGAATGGGCTGTCGGCAACAATAGCAACTCTTTCAGTAGAAGCTGCGTTGTAAGCTATGTTTAAGTTGGTTGGGATAGCCAAGAAGCCAATAATAACACCAGTGATTTTATTAGCATCACCAGCAGTTGCTTTATTGATTTCTGGTAAAGAACCAGCCGCGAAAGGTCTTCCATCGCCTAAAACAGCAGCGGTGTTAGAAGTTCCAGTTTTGATTACAGGATCGCCAATAAACAATGCAGTTGCATAGCTTGAAGGGACGTAGTAGTAGTTTTTAGGAATCTCGTTGAACGGAGAGTTCTTAATTGGTCTAAGACCAGAAGGGATATTAGCGTTTGCCATATTTTTTAATTTTGTTTAGTTACGAATTTTGTTGTATCTTGCCCAATGTAGGTCGAAGAACTATAACCCAAGCTCGCGCCTTTCATCTTATCTAGATGTTCTTGACGATTTGCTTCAGATTTTATTTTTTTATCTCTCTCAATTTTTGCGTTCATTTCCTCAGAAATTTCCATGGCGTACCTCAT